AAGCCCGTTACCTGTACCACCACCCCCGCCACGTCCAATAGGAGAGCAACTTCCATTCATACAACAATTAATACCAGAAAGACCAGGAGTTGAAAGACCACAACCTCCAATATCAATCGGAGGTCCAGGTGGAGGTATGATGACTGGAACAATGGGTGGTCCTGGCTATGGAAGATTTCCACTTGGAACAGCTAGTGCATTAGTACCTGGACCAGCACCCCGACCTAATCTTTCAGATAAGTTGGCTCGTCCGCTTCTGGGATCAGATGGCAAAGTAATGCCTGCTGAGGATTTTGACGTAGGTTTTAAAGCAGATAGACCAGATCCTCGTGATTTCGCAAAACAGTTACCTGGTGGAGGCACAATATATGATCAGTTGGCTGATCTAGGTGAGCCAATACCACAAGGTCCAGGTGTAGCTCCACCTCCTGGTTTTTTATCAAACATACCTAGTGGTGGTATTCAAGGTGCTATCAACCAAGGCGTAGATTTTGGAGATATTGCAACTGAGGTTGGCGCAGGTGGTTTTGATAGGCTAAATCCACCAATAACAACACCAGACACGGTTACAGGAACTACCACAGGTGCAACAGATCCTACGGTTGCAGAAACTGGTACGGGAGCTACAGACCCTACGACTACAACAACTGGTACGGGTGTAACAGACACTACAGCTACAACAACTGGTACAGGTGAAACAGACCCTGCTCAAACACAGATGGCTCAAGGAGCAATTGATCCAGTGTTGATGAATCAACAAACCTCTGAAGTCATAAGCGATCCTTTACTTAGATCCTTGTATTTTGGCACAGCAGATCAACCAGGATTCTTCAATCAATTACAACAAGCAGGTGCTAATTTAATTGGAAGCGATGTACCGTTACAACAAACAGCAGGACTTTCACCATTAGAATTATTAGCAAGGCAACAAGCAGTTGCAGGACTTGGTGGTTTTGAGCCATTTTTTCAACAAAATAAAGATTTAATTGATCAAGCAATAGGTCAGTCAAGAAGAGCTGAGGCTCTGCGTGATCCTTATTTCCAAAGAGCAGAACAACAAATGTTACTTGGACTTGGTGATCAACTAGGTGGTATAGATCAAGCACGAGGCATAACTCTAGGTGCAACTGATAGGTTTGGTAGAGCATTAGGCAGACTTGGTAGACAGCAAATAGGAGCGACTGGAGCTTTTGGTCAAAGAATGGGAGACATTGAAGCAGGTGCGATAGGAGCTGCAGATATATTTGGCAGAGATTTAGGTGCTACACAAGCTGGTCTAGCAGGACAAGTTGATGAATTTGGGCGAAGATTAGGCAGTGTTGAAGGTATACAAGCAGGGGCCACTGACCAATTTGGTAGAAGATTAAGTGATGTAGAAGCTAGGGGTGAAGGTGCCGCTGGTAGATTTGGACAAGCGCTTGGTGGTATTGAGGCTGGAGCCATAGGTTCTACGGATATGTTTGGGCGTAGGCTTGGTGAATCTGAAGATCTTTTACGAAGAACTTTAGGTGGCTATGATCAAGGTTTAACACAACAATTTTTCAATCCTTTTGAAGATGCTGTAGTTCAACAAACTATTGATGACGTACTAGAGTCTGGTGAACAACAAGATATTGCTGCTAGAGCCCGTGAAATAGGTTCTGGTGCTTTTGGTGGTAGCAGAGCTAGGCTTGGTGCCAAGGAGCGTAGAGAAGCTCTGGGTGAAGGTTTAGCACAAGCTCTTGGCAATATAAGACAAAGAGGTTTTAGTGAAGCACAAAGAACAGGATTAAGCGAATTTGCAAGGCAAAGAGCAGCTGAAAGAGCGGCTTCACAAGGTTTATCTGGTCTTGCAGGAACAAGGTTCGGTGCAGAGAGTGGATTGTTTGACAGATTGACTTCTGGCGCACAACAAAGATTAGCTGCAGAACAAGGAGTAGTAGATCTATTAGGCAGAACAGGTCAACAACAATTAGGTGCTCAACAAGCATTAGCAAACGCACTTCAAGGCACTGCAGGCCAAAGGTTTGGTGCAGGACAGACTTTAGCTGAATTTCAAAGAGGAACTGCTGGACAACAACTTGCATCGCAACAAGCATTACAAAATTTATTACAAAGTTCAGCTGGTCAGCAATTAGGAGCACAACAACAACTTGGTGGTCTACTTAGAGGTTTGACGGGTGATCAATTCAGTGCACAACAACAACTCGCAGCCAACCTTATGGGGTATGGTTCTGCAGGTGCAGGAGCTAGACAAAATCTAGCAAGCGGCTTATTAGGTATTGGACAACAAAGAGGTGCAGGTGCACAACAGTTAGCACAATCATTAGCAGGCTTTGGTCAACAAATTGGTGGCATCGGATCTCAATTAGACGCTTTACGAAGAGGCCAAAGATCAGAACTTGCAGGATTTGGTGGAATTGGCAGAGGCATTGCAGAAACTGGACTATCTAGATTGTTTGCACAACAGATGGCACAACAACAAAGACCACTTAATGTGTTAGGTGCAATAGCAGGAATGTTACCTGGTTATCAAGGATCAAGAACACAAATTGATTCTCAATATGGTATGCCTACTGATCCTACTGCTGCTGGTCTAGGTGCTGCATTTAGTGCTTATGGTGCTCTTGCTCCTAGACAAGGAAGTGCTTAATGAACTTTTTGAACAGACGAATGTTTCAAGCTGGTGGGTCGGTTACTTATGCTGATGGCACAGTCGACAGAATAACTGTACAAGACTTTGCAAATCAATTAGCTAATTTATCCGATTCTGAATTATTCGCTTTACGAAATAGCTCTGATGCAGGACAAATATCATTAACTATGGATTTGAAGGCTGTACTAGATGATGTTACAAACCGAAAAGCTATACCCTTAACTAAAAACATAGGCTCAAACCTACAATCTGGACGATCTTTATTGGAAGACTA